AATGAGATGCCTTCGGGGTCTCACAACACATAACCTGCCTAATAGGAGGAACAAATAAATGACAAAAGCAACATATCAATGGCCAGGCTCAACTTGGTCAGTAGGTCTCGATTCTATTTTTGATAGACTCGAAAAACAAAGCACACAACCATCTGGTTATCCACCTCACAATGTGGTGAGACATGATGATGACCAATTCGAAATTGCAATTGCTGTTGCAGGTTTCGGTGAGAAAGATCTTACAGTTGAACAAGATCAGAATATTCTCACTATCGCATCTAAAGATGTTGATCTAAATGGTGATAAAGAATATATCCATAAGGGTATTGCTACACGTAAATTCGATAAGAAGTTCACACTTGGTGAATATATCGAAGTGAAAGAAGTGGCTCTTGTAGACGGTATTCTCTCGGTATATCTTGAAAAGAATATCCCAGAAGAGAAGAAACCAAAGAGCTTCTCTATCAATTCAAAGCCAGAATTCTTGGCTGAATAACCCTATTGGTCTTTCCCTCTTTCGCCTATGAAGTAAAGGGGATTTTTATATAAATAGATACATGAGTAAAAGTATATCGATATCTAATCCAGATCAATTAGTATCATTGATTGTTGAGCCTAATGCAGGTCCGAAAATTGGAGGTACATTGAACCTTTCTATTTTTACTAGCGCAAGCTATATAGATGTTTCTAATAATGATATTGAAGACTTCGGCACATTACCTGGAAATTTAGAAACATTTAATTGCTCAAAAAACAAAATATCGAATATTCCTTCAACATTTAGTGTTTCTGATAAGCTTCTTAATATTGATCTTCACGAAAATTCGCTAACTGAACTTGACATCGAAAGAATATTATCGTCGTTTGTTGGAATTGGTGATGTTACCGGTACATCGCCGCAACCCGTAATAGATATATCTAAATTTGGTAATGCTGTACCTAACGCAACTGGTCTTGGATATATTACAACTTTGCGAAATTTCGGTTGGAATGTAAAATATAATCCTGGAGAATATGTTTTATCGACTGATGCCGTAAGTGTTTCAGAAGGTCAATCAATTACTATTTCACTAGATAGAACTATCAGCGAAATCGCAGATGGAACAATAGTTCCTTATACCATAACGGGTATTCAAGCCGATGACATTGCAGAGTCTCTTACTGGGAATTTTACAGTCAACAATAATACTGCATCTCTTACTTTTAATATCGAAAGCGATATTGGTGTAGATAAGTATGCAGAAGGTGAAACATTTACTATGACTCTCGATAGCCCGAATGCAGTTACCTCAATCGATATACCAATTGTTGATACTACTCCTGAACCATATGCATTAACTGCTACTGCTTCAGAGACTGAGGGACAAAGTTTCAATATCACTATCAGTACTACAGTCGGAACTACGGTCTCAGATGGAACAACTGTTCCTTATACTATAACTGGTATTCAAGCAAATGACATCACTGAGGCGCTTACTGGAAACTTTACTCTTACAAGTAACACTGATACAATTACAATTAATCTTGAAGCTAACTCTCCGATTGACGAGAACGAGACAATGACAATTAAGTTGGATGATTATCCTACTTCTGCATCAATCAGAATATTTGATATTTAGCACCGCACTTTGTGGTTTACATACCGTACATAGTATGGTATAATTATATTTATGATTTTGAACGGATTCTATACAAGTGTCGATCGTTTTGGCAACAGTTTATTATACCGAGGCTATGGAGCCAATGGTAACAAGATTTTTCAGCGGATTAAATATAAGCCGACTCTTTATATTCCTTCAAAAAAGGTAGATACCGCATGGAAAGCACTTGACGGTACACCAGTTGAGGCTATGCATTTTGATACAATGCGCGAAGCTAAAGAGTTTGAGACAACATACGCAGATGTTCCAAGCTTTAAGGTATATGGTAACAACCGACATATTCCAGCATTTATCCAAAGCCAATTTCCAAACGAAATCCAGTACTCTCGTTCTCTTGTAGATATAGCTTCAATCGATATTGAAACATCTTATGGTGACGGTTTTCCCGAGGTCGATAATCCAGTTAATGAGATTCTTACAATTGCGTATAAAAGTTCAAAGGATGATACGTATCGAGTATGGGGAATAAAGCCATATGATGCTACAAAGACGGAACTCAATGGAGTCAATATCGATTATCGTCAATATACCGCTGAGTCATCAATGCTCGAAGCGTTTATTAACTTTTGGGCAAAGGAAGAAAATATTCCTGATGTCATTACTGGTTGGAATACACGGTTTTTCGATATACCATATATGGTATCTCGTATGGCCTTTTTGCTCGGTGAAGAAAAGGTAAAAGAGTTATCTCCATGGAAAAAGATCGATCGTAGAGAGATTAATATCCAAGGTCGTAAGCAAGTTGCATTTGATATTGTTGGTATTCAGCACCTTGACTATATGGAACTCTTTAAAAAGTTTGCATATACGTATGGCAATCAAGAATCTTATTCTTTGAATCATATCGCAAGTGTAGTACTTGGAGAAAAGAAACTTGACTATTCTGAGGTTGGTACACTTCGTGATTTATATGATGCAGACTTTCAAATGTTTGTTGACTACAACATTAAAGACGTTGAACTCATCGAACGTATGGAAGAAAAGCTTGGTCTTATTACATTGGTATTGACTATGGCGTACCTCGGTGGTGTGAATTATACTGATACGCTTGGCACAACCGCGATATGGGACTCTATTATTTTCCGCAGGCTAGCACGATCTCGAATTGCGGTTCTTCCCCAAAAAGATTCTGAGACAGCATCGTATCCAGGCGGGTATGTTAAAGATCCTCATGTAGGTATGCACGATTGGGTAATGTCGTTCGATTTAAATTCGCTTTATCCAAATTTGATTGTGCAATATAATATGTCTCCTGAAACATTAGTTGATTCTACTTCTGATGCTGATTGTGCACAAGCTTCGAATGGTGCTAGGTTTACTAAAGAGAAAAAAGGTATTGTTCCTGAAATTGTTGAGGAACTATATAGCAAACGTGTTACAATTAAACAAGAGATGTTAGACGCAAAACGTAAGCTTGAGGGTATATCAAAGGATAAAAAGCATGAGCGTCATCAAATGACCTCACAGGTTGCCCGTCTTGAGACTCTACAGACCGCGATTAAGATTCTTCTTAATTCTCTTTATGGTGCTATGGGTAATAAGTACTTTCGTTACTTCGATCTTCGCATTGCTGCTGGAATTACCCTTACTGGACAAGAAGTGATTAAGCATGCAGAGAAAAGCGTTAATGAATTTCTCAATGAATTCATCGGTAATGATAAAGATCGAGTAGTTGCTATGGATACTGACTCAGTTTATATCGGTGTAAAAGATGTAGTTGATAAGTTTAAGCCAAAAAAACCTATTGCATTCCTCGATGAATTTGGTTCTAAAGCAATTGAACCTATGTTAGCAAAAGCCTTTGACAAGTTTGCGCAAGATACAAACGCATATAGTAATCGTATGGTTATGAAGCGAGAAGCAATTGCTGATCGTGGTATTTGGACAGCAAAGAAACGTTACATACTCAATGTACATAACAACGAAGGTGTTCAATATGCTGAACCGAAGATCAAGATCATGGGTCTCGAGTCTATTAAGTCCTCTACACCTCAAGCGTGTCGCACTGCTATGAACGAGATGTTTAAAATCATTGTAACAGGAGAAGAAGAAAAAACACAAGAAGCAATCGCATCATTTAAGAAACACTTTAAGTCGCTTTCACCTGATCAAGTAGCGTTTCCTCGAGGAGTTACAGATATCAAAAAGTGGGCATCGCGTGGTACTATATACAAAAAAGGTACACCAATCCACGTTCGTGGTTCTCTTCTCTATAATGATCAGTTAAAGTCTCGAGGCCTTAATCGTAAATACCAAGTTATTCAAAATGGTGATAAGATTAAGTTCTTGTATATGCTTATGCCAAATACTCTTCGTGAAAACGTTGTAGCCTTTCCAGACTTTTTGCCTAATGAATTAGAGCTTGATAAATATATCGATTATGATAAGCAATTTCAAAAGGCATTTCTTGATCCTATTGAAATTATTCTTAAAGCTATAGGATGGACATCGGAGCCTCAGGCTGACCTTCAGCAATTCTTCTTTTAGAGTTTACAAAATACACAAAATAATATATAATATATAACTTATGAGTAACAACTGGCCAAAAGACATAAATGAAATGCATACTAAATTTGGTGTGCGAAACGCCGTAAAGAACTTCGATAGTGTTATGCTACGAACATTCTTACGTTTTAGATTAGATTTTTTACACGAAGAATTAGGTGAAACTGAAAAAGCGGCAGAAGCTGGCAAACCTATCGATGCAGAAGAAGTGGTTGATGGTTTGATTGACCTTTGTGTTGTAGCGATTGGCACTCTTGATGCGCTTGGTGTAGATCCATATAAAGCTTGGGACGAAGTACATAAAGCTAATATGTCAAAGGAAGTTGGCATTAAAGAGGGTAGAGATAACCCGCTTGGCCTTCCAGATTTGTGCAAGCCAGAAGGGTGGGTAGCACCAAGCCACAAAGGAAACCACGGTGATCTAGCTAAATAGAAATATGTCTTACTCTCTTACGATCTACAAAAATATTTTCGATAATAAGACTCATAAGTCAATGAGCTTTGGCTCGCTTGAGAAGTTCGAAAATTTATTGTATGATTTGTCAAAGCAGCCTGGATATAAGCCAAAGAAAGGTGAATTCAAAGAAGGTTCACCGCTTATATCTCCAGCAGCATATGTCAATGGTGAAACACGTAAGAATGTAAACGTAACACAGTGGTCAAAGTGGGCAGCATTGGATGTCGATGAGTATGATACGTCATTTGAAGAAGCAATAAAGGTGTTTAAAGATCACTACTTTATTTGCTACTCATCGGCATCCTCGACGAAGGAGCATCCTAAGTTTAGAATTGTATTTCCACTTTCCGATAAAGTTCCAGCTGATAAGATTAGACACTTTTGGTTTGCTCTTAATACCGAATTTAATTCGCTTGGTGATAAACAAACTAAGGATTTAAGTCGAATGTATTATGTTCCAGCACAGTATCCGAATGCATATAATTTTATCTTTACTCATAAAGGACCATTACTTGATCCTTACAAGTTAATGGATAAACACGAATTCGTAAATGGATTTAAAAATACATTTGCCGATAAACTTCCAGATCATATTCGTGAGGAAATACAAAAATACCGAGAGACCAAATTGACAAATACATCTATTACATGGTCGTCATATTCAGATTGTCCATTCGTAAATAAACATCTTGTTATGGAGTATAAGACTATTAACTCATCTGGATGGTATTCAAAAATGTATTCTATTATGGTGTCTATTTCAGCTAATGCGATAAAGCGCGGATATCCAATTACTCCTGAAGAGGTATCAAGACTTTGCACAGAAATTGATCAAGATACTGGTGGATGGTATAATAATCGTCCTTTAGTTCTCGAGGCTGCAAGAGCAATCGATTATGCGCTAAAGGCGTGACAATTTGTGAATTTTTGGAACATTTTTTGTACCAAATTCATAACTAATTGGCTATCAAAGATGTAATGCCTATGTACAATTGTGTGATTTATGGTATAATTAATACTGTAACCAACTAATAGAGCTTATATATTATGAAAAAACCAATACTACGCATCATCGACAATCCTTACGGATCAAAGTTCACCTCCACTGACACCTCCACTGGCGTCACAGTAGAGATCAAAAAAGATACTGCAAAAGCTTTCGCGAAAATCACTTCTGGAGTGTTTCTCACAGCTCGTGCCAATGTCAACCTCAAGAGTGTACCACAGCACGAGATTTTCCCCGGCACCTCTTCTGCCCTCGCCTCCCTTTAATTTACGAAAGAATATTTATATTATGAAAATGACAAATGAAATGACTGATGCTATAGCTAACCTTCACGAAGCCATGAAAGCTGATTATAATCGCTTTATGGCAGGTGATGATCCTATTAAAAATGAGATGCGAGAGGAATATGCTAATTCGCTCAGCTATAAATCTGGTTCAAAATACATCGCAATTAGGACAGGTGGAGGAGCCCACTCTTTCATCGTTAATACCGATACAGATAAGAAATTCTCGTATGGCGATATTCTTAAAGCTGCTTCGTGGAAAGCCCCAACCCGAAACTTTGCTCGCGGAAACATCTTTGTCGATGAAGATCTTCCTAAGATTGCTTGGACTGGAGCATAACAACAAACATAATTGTAATTTAGCTATGGGTAAAACTTATATTAAAACATATGATCTTTCGAAAGTTTGGCCACCAGCGGAGATACTTCGTTGGTGCTCTCGAAATAACTTTAATCGAGGTGCAGCGTCTGATCTTGGGAATAATTATAGCGTCATTAAAGATCGACTAGATAATTGTTTACTATACGACTATGGGCATTTAATGGTTGCACATGATGGAGAAAAATATACTGGTTGGGGATTAGCATATAATCGCCATGAACAGAAAGAGTTTCAATGTTATGTGATGCCACGCCAACGTAGAAAAGGTATTGGCTCGCGTCTCCTTAAAAAGGCATGTTCAATTTATAATCGAGTAGAGATATATTCACATGGAACAAGCGAATATTTCTATAAAGCAAATGGTATGACTAAGAACGAAGCTATCACAGGAAAGCGTTTAAAAAAATCAAAATAAAATGAATTCAAACTTAAGAGCTATATTAGGATTAGACGAACCACCCACGCGCGAAGTAAATCGCAATCGTAGAGGTATAATGTCGTATTCCTCTAAAGATGCGGGGTCCATACAACTCTTCACCAACGATAGTTGGGAGCGGAATAAAAAATACTATGTTCCAAATGGTCCACGTAGTTGTGTTAAGAACTTTATGAGAGGTTAATTTAAATATGTACATATAATACCAAATACGTTATAATAATATTATGCAAAATATAGTTAAAGATATACGCGAAATTTTCGTACAAAAGTTTAATGATGACGAGTTTGTCACAGATAAAACAGGAGTAAAAACCATTGAAATTATTGGTGCTTCATTCTTAGCAGATGAAGTTGCTATCTTTGGTACACCTGACCAAAATTACATTGATCGTGAAATTCAATGGTATGAATCGCAATCGTGCAATGTGAATGATCTTGTTCCAACTCCAAAGATTTGGCAAGAGATATCAGATAAAGACGGTATGATTCATTCGAATTATGGTCATCTAATATTTAGCGCTGAAAACAAACATCAATATAAGCGTTGTCTCGAGCATCTCTCTTTAAATTCTAATACTCGTCGTGCTGTAATGATTTATACGCGACCAACTATGCATACCGAATATAATCTTAATGGTATGTCTGACTTTATCTGCACAAATGCTGTTCAGTATCTTATCCGCGATAATATGCTACATGCGATTGTTCAAATGCGATCTAATGATGTTGTCTTTGGTTATCGTAATGATTCAGCTTGGCAAGAGTATGTACTCAATAAGTTGGCTAATGATCTTGGTATTGCAGCTGGTGGCATAACATGGCAAGTTGGCTCTCTTCATGTATATGAACGCCACTTTAAGTATATTGAAGAGTTTATCACTACCGAAAAAAAGAAAGTTAACACAATTAAACTAGTAGATCATGCTATGGGAAACTATATGCGAGGAGTAACTGAATTTTATGATTAGTGTGAAATTTAATGCAAGGGAATTAAACCAAGACCACTACGTTCGCCGCGCTAAAGAAGAAGCTTCGCAAATATACGCGAAGCCTGACACCCGCAGAGGTCGCAGTTTTGTCAATATACTTCAGACTACTTTGTATGGCCATGCTCCTGAAGTGTACCTTATTGATAGGTGTGGGTTCACTGACGACGAGCGTCCTTACAAGGATGTGATTGATACTGACGGAAATTACGTAGAAGTTAAGGCCACAAAAGGTGACTACTATGTTCCATACGTTTTAAAGAGAGCGAACGAAGCAAAACAGATAACGTGGAAAAAGTATCCAGACATCCTTTACATTTTTATCGGCGATAAGAAAACAGCCGATTACGAATTAGAAGGAGTTTATAAGTGGAATGGCACCCAATTTGTTTTACAACCTACAACAAACATAGTATAATAATAATATGAAAAGCGAAAAAGAATCTATTAAAGTCTTACAAGAATGTGCCGAGTTGCAGATTAAAAAGGGTAATGATTATCAAAATCCCAATAGTCGTATTCGTCAAGCAGATTACTATCCACGTGGTGTATCAACTATTCTTGACATTGTTCATGCTAAGGTGCTTCGTATGCAGTCAGTTATTGAAGCTATGGAGAATGATCCCAACTATGATCCAAACTTTGAATCTCTTGAAGATTCAGCAAAAGATTTGATTAATTATGGTTCGTTCATTACTTCGTATATTCGCGGTGGAATGGATGGTCAAAAGATTGATCGTGATTTTCTTAATCGTAAGATTACTTTAGACAATGCTAAATAAATGGCATAAACGGTATATCGAGTTAGCTCGTGATATTGCGCAATGGTCGAAAGATCCTTCAACACAATGTGGTGCAGTAGTTATTGGCGAATCAGGACAAGTGTTATCTCAGGGATATAATGGCTTTCCTCGAGGCATGGATGATAGTGATGAATTATATAAGAACCGCGAAACAAAATATGATCGCATTGTCCATGCTGAAATGAATGCAATCTATAACGCATCTCGTACTGGAGTATCTTTAGAAGGTGCAACAGCATATATCCATGGACTTCCATGTTGTCATGAATGCGCTAAAGCAATGATTCAAGTTGGCATTAAAGAAGTTGTTATGGGAGAAGCTAGTAACATACGCTGGAACGATTCTTGTGGAAAAGGAATGGACTATCTAAATGAAGCTAATGTAAAAATAACCTATATATAATATTATGGCAAAAATAAAACTAAAATACCCACCAAACGAAGTCTACTTTAAAAAGGTAATTGACTTTGATTTAGACGTTGGAGGTAAACTTCTAACAGTTCGTCTTGAAGAAGATTCAAACGAAGGACATATACACTATAAGTATGAAGATGGTTTTAGCGAAACTCCTCCAGAGTGGATCACAGAAATGGGAGAAGATGATTATGGAGATCTAATCTTTGAACAAGCATTGTTTGAAAACCTTCCGTGTATGTCAGTAGGTGAAGAAATCTATACACACGAAGACGACGAACTATAATGGTGAATACTACTCCATACTATGATGAGTTTAAATATTACTTTAAGCTTGCTAAAGACCAACAAAACAAATCTAATTTAGGTCATATACCGCATAAAGATTCACAGCTCAATGATCCTTTAATGGAGACGATTGAGCTTTATGATGTGGTTGAACGCAAGTTTGCAGGCTTTAGCCAAATCGTAAATGATGCGTTCTATGGTTGGTCAGAAGATCATCCATATTGGTCACGTATGGATGCAGGCCTTTATACTAAACAACGTAAAGAAGTAGCCACAAAATGGACCAATAAGCGAGATACATTTGGATTACCTGAATGGTTATATGTTTTTATCTTACACCGCGTATGTGGTTCTGCTATTAATTATGGCACAAAGCCAAGTGGATACCACAATACTCTCTTGTTTGATCTATGGCAGTCAGATACAATTGAAGAAATGTGTGATCAAGTAAGATTCGCGAATAAGACATTCTATACTTCAATTGGTTATCAGTTTCCTGCATTCCCTAAACCACCTAAACCAAAGGTCGAAGCTGCACCATTATTTGGAATTGAAGGTGATTATGTGTACAAGCGAGGTGGAGATTATTTCCTTTGCGAGTTTGCGCCAAGATTGGCTCGAGACCTTGCCACATTTTTGGAGACCAGCAATAAGAAACTTGATCTACGAGAAATCGGTGATTGGATGTTTGATTGGAATAAGACTAATAATCTAAGAGTCTATCGTTTTCAGTATGCAGCTATCATAGCAGATATTGCAGATTGGTTTCCTGAGTTTGTTAATACAGAATCAATGTTCTACTATGGAACGAATGCAGTCGAATGCATTGGATACTTAGCAGACACACCAAACGGTAAGGGTAAAAAATCTGAAGAATTTTTAGATGGTGTAATGAAGTTAATTTACGAAGAAACAGGTTCAGTTCCATATAATGCTGAAGATGTTGCTTGTGACTTTATTCGATGGATTGAAAACTATGTCCGCCCTGGAGCCGATTATGCCGATGTAAATATGGATACCTTATGGAATTCATCTAGCATTAAAGATCACCCATACGGAAGACAGAAAGCGATGTTAGACTTCGGTCTAGTAAAGACTTTCAACAAAATTAAGAATCACCCATCAGACGATACTATTCTAAAACAAGCAGGAATGACAGTCGAACAATACAAAGAAAAATGCAAAACACTATAGAAGATTTTATCGATGATAATAGCGCTAATAAGATTGTCTATCCAAATTCATCTGAACCGATTCTAAAAAAAGGAAAACCAACCAATTGCTTATTAGAGGACTATACACTGGAAGAACGTTTTCAAAAGTTCTTCGAGTTCTGTAGAGCATATGATGTAAGGGAAGAACCGTTACTTAAAGCAAACCCACAGCAGTTCTCTCATCGATTACACTGGGATGAAATGCCGTTTGTAGAAGAGATGAAGGACGAGAAAGATTTAAAAACTCTTTTACATCACACAATTGTATGGTCATTTAGTAACGAACATTGGCTAACGTTTAGAGCGCTTCGTGATCATGGCATTAATGGAATGAAGATTAGATTCGAAACTGAAAGGCATGCACGTTCTGATCTTTTTCAGATTTATTATCCAAAGGGAACTATCGTTCGAGATTGGCTATGTGAAGTTCCTCAGCAAATTGCAGAGGATTGTTATTCGATTCTAGAATCTGATAGAAAGCTTACCATGATGGAATTGGCATCTAAGCTAGAGCGACATACTAAAGAGAAATTTGGATTTCGTAATGTGATGTATCCATTTAAGAACCTTTCTCGCCACATCGCAATGGCTCGTCCTGATTTAGTTGATCCAGAATCGTGGGTTACTCCAGGTACATTATCGTTTTATGGATTATGGCAACTTTTTGGAGGTAAGAATCTTTTTGGTAAAACAAAATTCGCATTAGATGAATCGACCGGAGCATACACACCAATTAATGATCCAGCAAAAGAGCTTGTTCATCAATTCAATGAGGTCGCAGCCCATCCGGATAATCCGATGAAGCGCCAATACAATATCAACATTGAAGATAAGGCGTGTATGTGGTGTAAGCATCTATTCATTCGACACGGCATAAAGGGAACCACCAAAAAAATTCCATACGAGTGGATCTATCCGAAGTCATTCTCCCTAAAAAACTAGTGTACAATATAGGCTAAATATGGTATAATAGTAAATTATGGCACACGATAAGCATATAATAGATAATTCAAATAAGGACATTGATTGTCTACTATTTAGCGGAGTAAATAATCGCTATGAGGCTCGAGAGTATTATTTAAACTTGGCTGGAGATTGGGAAGATCCTAATCCAAAGCCAGTTGTAAAGATCCACGAAGGAGTGAGGGTTGTTCGAGATGATCTTCTTGTTGGCAGTAAAGTGCGAGGAGGAGATTGTCTTATATCCAATATTAAAGAAAAGACACTTGTATACGTCCAACCTCGTACTGGATTAGCTGGAGTATCTCTCTTAGATGTTGCATCGCGTCACAATAAGAAAGTAAGGTTATTCATGCCATCTTCAAAGCGCATCTCACATCATCAGGCATGCTGCATTGAGCGCGGGGCAGATTATGAATTTCACCGCATTGCTGCTATGCCCAACCTAAATGCAATCGCTAAAAAATGGGCAGATGAGCAAGATGACGCATATTTTATTCCCCTTGGTTTGAAGCACGAACTTGTTACAGCTGGATTTGTGAAGACTGCGTGCCAAATCCCAGAACCAGAAGAGGTGTGGACCGTAATCTCAACTGGGGTTCTTCACCGAGCTTTACAGATTGCATGGCCAAATGCGAAATTTCATTGTGTAGCTGTATCTCGTAATATGAAACAAGGAGAAATTGGTCATGATAGTATCATATCACACCCCTTACCATTTACTACTCCAATTAAGGAAGATTTGCCTCCATTTCCATCTGTAGCAACATACGATTCCAAGTGTTGGAAGTATATTCCTAAAAATACTGGTAGAGACATTCTTTTTTGGAACGTTGGACAAAATCCAACTCTTGAAGACGAAACAATTTACGATAAAATAAACTCATACAGAAAGTGGAAAAAAGATGAATAGTAAATTACTATTAACAGGCTTAGGGCCAATCTCGAATAAGATCGCTTCGCATAAAGCGGCGCAAGCTATTATATATGCTGATCAAATTAGAGAAGCTAGAAATAAGGTTGAAATCAATTTGGTTTCAAATAAAATTTCTGATTATTCAGATTATTATGCGCTTGCATTCTATCATGGAAGCGATTGGAGTGGCAACCTAAATCTATTTGGTGGAATTCAGGCATATAAGAATAGAGAATTCCTTGTTGCTCTTTCTCGATTTAAGGGAGCGGTCAATTCTTTGATAGTTGATTTCCCTGATTATGCATCAATGTTTCAAGATAGATTGGAAAAGGCAAACTTGACATGGCCAGATGTCGATTGGGAAGGACTAAGGGCTGTGCAAGATCGTGCGATCACGGTTGATCCAAATACGCTAAAACGGTATAATCGAATCTCTATAGGAGATAGCCATGCCATTTGTATGTATCGTCCTCGGTGGGAAAATGTATCTCGACCATTTTCTACATTACATGGATCAATCAACAAAGGCTTTGAAACGTTTATCCCTGCAGGTTCAGAGTATGATATTATTGAAACATATTTTGGAAACATTGATATTCGACATCATTTGTGCCGGTTTGACGATCCAATCCTTGAGGCTAAAAAGTTAGCTGATCGATATGCTGCAGAATTAGAACGGATATCTCTTAAATTTGGTGCTAAGACACTCGCTTATGAACCTCTGCCTATCGAGTGTGAATCTCGTAAGGTTCCTAAAACTGGCTGGTATAAAGGAACACCATTCTTCGGGTCATGGAAAGAGCGCACCGAAGTACGCGAAGCATTTATTTCCCAGTTGCAATTAAACGCGAATGTCTATAAGTGGACAGAATCACTAAAAAACCAGGATGGGTATCTCAGCTTTGATGCAATGGAAAAACCGCAATCAGTGCATCTTTCTCGAGCATCATATCCGCATTGGCAAGGTAAAGAATGGACCGAACCAGCTGATTTGTCTGGCAACTTAGATGAGTTCTTTGCATAGATAAAGCTTTACAAATGACCATATTTATGGTATAATTAAATCTTCAATTAACAAATATTATGTCACTACTAGAAAAACTAAAGAAATCAAGTCGAGTCACTGGCACAGATGTGCTATCAGACTCTAAGCTATTCGGCGAAAAGGAACTTACTACTACAGCAGTTCCTATGGTAAATGTCGCCTTATCGGGAAGTATCGATGGTGGATTAGCCTCAGGACTTACTGTCCTTGCTGGTCCATCTAAGCACTTTAAAACATCATTCGCATTACTTATGGCATCGTCGTATCTAAAGAAACACGATGATGCAGTACTGCTCTTTTACGACTCAGAATTTGGATCACCTCAATCTTATTTTGAAGCATTTGATATTGATCCTGCGCGTGTTCTTCATACGCCTGTTACTAATATTGAAGAACTTAAATTTGATCTTGTTCATCAACTAAATGAGATTGATCGTAAAGAAAAGGTAATTGTTGTAATTGATTCGGTTGGCAATATTGCTTCTAAAAAGGAAGTTGAAGATGCTGAAAATATGAAGTCAGTTGCGGATATGACTCGTGCGAAAGCTCTTAAAGGCCTCTTCCGCATGATCACACCAATGCTTACAATTAAAGATATTCCACTACTTGCAATCAACCACACTTATATGGAACAAGGAATGTTTCCAAAGGCAGTTGTTTCAGGTGGTACTGGTGTAATGTACTCAGCAGATAATGTATGGATCATTGGTCGTCGACAAGAAAAGACTGGTACTGAAATTACAGGTTATGACTTTGTGATCAACGTTGAAAAATCACGATTTGTAAAAGAAAAGTCAAAGATTCCAATCTCGGTTTCTTGGGAAGGTGGTATTGAAAAATGGTCAGGCCTTACCGAAGTTGCTCTTGATCTTGGATATGTGGTTAAACCAAAAAATGGGTGGTATCAAGCAAAGAATCCTGCTGATGGAAGTGAGCTCTCTGGTAATGTTCGCATGAAAGACACATTGAAAAAAGAATTCTGGGATAACATTCTCGAAAAAACTGATTTCGCTACAGCGCTTGAAGAAAAATACAAAGTTGCGTATCGATCAATCCTTGATAATAATGAGTAACAATTATGTTTTCGTAGAGAAAGAGGACTCTGAACTTTATTCATTAAAGATTGTACAAGGTCCTTATAATAAGGTAATATATACGTATGGCGCAGTTACGATTGAAGAAGATATTGAAAATGACTTAGCGCGTCTTAAATTCAATTATGTTATTGAAGAAGTACCACCACCGTATTCAAAAGAAGAGCTTGAAGAAAGCAATGAGTTCCGAAATTATATCGGAGACATACTAACAGAAATATTAGAGGATCAAACAGCACAAATTGGTAATGCAGGACATACAGACGATAATACTGAAATCATTGACGAATAATGAGGCGTTCCTCAGAAAGGCCCTTCCGCATATTAAGAAGGAATATTTTGAGGATCATCATAAAGCAGTCTATGATTTATTCTTGCAGTTCGTAACTAAATATAATAAGTTGCCAACTCCGGCCATTCTTGAAATTGAGTTTCAGGAATCAGAATATACTAATCGTCCTGTTGCGAATGATGCACTCGCTTTAATCAAAACTCTTCATGAAGAAAATAAGGTTGAATTAGAGTGGTTAATCGAATCGACAGAGAAGTGGTGTAAAGATAGAGCAGTATATCTTGCATTGATGGAATCGATATCGATCGTTGATGGTAATACCGACAAGGCCGAGGGAGCAATTCCTGATATCTTGACAAAGGCCTTGTCGGTCACGTTTGACACCAATGTCGGCCATGATTACTTTGAAAATGTTGAAGAACGATATGACTTCTACCATCTAAAGGAAGATAAGATCCCCTTTAATATTGAACTTCTTAATACAATCACTAAAGGTGGTGTTCCAAGAAAGTCTCTTAATATTATATTAGCTGGTACAGGTGTGGGAAAATCTCTTGCGATGTGTCATTTTGCTGCAGATGCTCTTGCTCAAGGGAAAAATGTGTTATACATTACACTTGAAATGGCTGAAGAGAAGATTGCCGAACGTATCGATGCTAATCTATTCGATGTAGATATTTCTACTTTGACAGACCTAAGTAAAGATGCATTTATTAATAAGGCGCATATCGTCAATCAAAAGACGCATGGTAAGTTAATCATTAAAGAATATCCTACAGCTGTTGCTCACGTTGGTCACTTTCGTTCATTGCTTAATGAGCTGAAGATGAAAAAGAAGTTTACTCCCGATGTCATATACATTGATTACCTTAACATCTGCTCAAGCTCAAGAATCAAAGGGTTGGGTGGATCTATTAATACGTATTCTATGATTAAAGCTATTGCTGAAGAGATTCGTGGTCTTGCTGTTGAATATAATGTGCCTATATGGTCAGCTACTCAAGTCACACGCACTGGTTTTGGTAATTCTGATGTTGAGATTACTGATACGTCAGAGTCTTTTGGTTTGCCAGCAACTGCTGACTTGATGATTGCTCTTATATCTACAGAGCAGCTTGAAGGCATGAATCAGATTATGGTAAAACAATTGAAGAATAGATACAACGATCCTACAGAAAACAAACGGTTCTGTGTTGGAATTGACAGATCTAAGATGAGATTATATGATGTAGAAGATTCCGCACAGACATTATCAAGCGACGAAACCACTACACCAGCAGCTTCAACAAATAATGACTTTAGCGCCTTTAAAATTTAATGGTTGTTTCGGTTACAGGTTCGTGTAAGTCCAAGAGAGAAATGGCAGAAGACATTGCTCATTTCTCTCTTGGCATTTTAGCCCCAAGACTAGGCACTAAATTAGAGGTAGACATAGTATTAGTCAATAAATTGAGGGACAAAGAAAGCATCGCGGGAGATTGTACATGGGAAGATAGTTCCTATAGACCTCGTGAATTTACAATACGTGCCGATTCCTCGCAACCAAAGCAAGAATTACTTGAAACTATTGCGCATGAGATGGTGCATGTAAAACAATTTGCTAGAGGAGAGTTAAAGGACACCAATTCTCTATCCGTTTGTAAATGGAATAATAAGGAAGTTAACCATGAAAAAACTAATTATTATGATCTTCCATGGGAGATTGAAGCCCACGGACGAGAACGCGGTATATTTATACGATGGTTTGAGCAAAGTAAATGGAAAAAATGTAAATGGGCCAATTATTAAAATGTAATATATTATAAATAGAATAAACATATATTACATAAAATGGGAACTATGCTAAATTTTAAAGATTCTCTTCAATTCGAAGAGACTGAATATAAGGGTAAAAAAGTTACTCTCAACAAGCCATTTCGCGGGAATGATGGTAAGAAAAAGTTCTACGTATACGTAAAGAACGAAAAAGGCAATGTCATCAGGTTAGGATTTGGAGATCCTAATATGGAAATCAAACGTGATGATCCAGCTCGCCGTAAGAGTTTTAGAGCTCGTCATCAGTGCGATACTGACCCAGGCCCTAAATACAAAGCACGTTATTGGTCATGTAAATTTTGGGCAAAAGGTAAATCAGTTACTGACTTGACTTAAGATGGCGATATTCGGAAAGGCAGATCTATCGAAATCGAAATATATCGTAGCCATTGTTGCGAAGATCAACGCTGGTGATAAAATCAAAGTTAAAGGTGGTAAGTCATATAAATTTAAAAAGACAAATGATATTGTTGCCTTAGAAAAGGTGCAAACTAAGATTGCATCATATCAAAAAATTCTATATCCCAAGAATGAGTATGCCGCAATCTTTACTGATGGGAAAATATCATTTCGATTTAACGATATTGATAAAGCTCCATTTTCTGGCATGGGAGGTGGATCGCGTAATGCCTTAGGAAAAAAACTTGCAGATGCGGGAGAACTTGCCACGGTCATGTCTTTAGTTAAAGATATTAAAACACCAAAGGATACAGGCCAAAAAATATTTGTTGACAATCCAGATGCATTTACTGCGTGGTACGAAACATTTCAATCTACTCGACCCGCAGTTGTCAAGATTACTGGAAATCTTAATCGCTTTGATATATTACATGATGCGACAGACAAATCTGCATTTGCTACTGCGATTACTGCATTTACTAAGAAGGTAAAAATCGCTAAGGATTCTTGGAATCCAGCTGATATCTTTATCATTGATAAAGGCAAAAAGACAAAGATAATTAAAGATCTCCAATTCTGCGTTGACAATTACGAAGTTAAGGACGGATTAATATCTATGTTTAATAATAAGATGTACGATTTTTATAAAAAGAAGCTTCTATATCCAGTATCTCTTAAGCAATTAGTGAGCAATAAACCATCTGTTGACTTTGCTAATGAACCTGGTAAGGCTAAGAAGGCAGCGTATAATATTGAGATTGCAAAATTCAATTGTAACTTAAGCGCTGAAGGTAAAGAAATTGGCTTATTCACATTTAAGAACACCGACACATTAAAGCAAATAAGCTTACAAGTTAGAGGATTTCCTCATGGATATGGCACAGCTCAAACTGAAATCACATCTGATGGTACGCCTTCTGGTGGTCGATTAGGCAAAATTAGCACTGCAATCGTTGATCGTGTAATGGAAGAGTTTGATGATGAGAGAATCAAGAGTATTAAATATTTTGGAAGAACACCAGAGGTGTTTGAAGCATTTGATAAAACCCGAATCGCAGAAATTTATAAAATGTACCAGACAGTATCTAAACACAAAAAAGTTCAAGACCAAAATAAATTAAAGAAATCCGAGTTTGAGGACTTGATTGCAAAAGCACAAAGTGATATGGATATTGCAGCTAATCTTTGTATGAAGATACAAGGTCTTAAAATGATGCATTTCTTTGTTACTAATGAAAAGAATATTTCTACTATCATGAATAAAATGATTAACGGAGCAAAGAAGATCAGCGATGACAACGGTTTCTTCATTAAAATTTATTAATATAAATAGGAATATGCATATGAAAACATTTAAGGAACACGTAATCGAAAAGGAGCAAGAACTTGAAGAAGGTTATGCAATCGATCTAACACCTTGGCAATTCTCACATCGAGGACGACAACCCAAGGGTAAAGGAACATGGGCATTTAATTATAAAGCATCTTTAGATTCTGGTGGAATGATTGGAATGCAACAAGATACATTCTTTTCAAAAGCAATGTCAACATATAAAGACGCCGTTAAACAATTGACTAAATTTCTAAAGAAAGAGTTGAAAGTAAAACCAAAACAAGTTGAAATTAAACTAGCTCCATAATGATATCGTTTAAGGCATTCCTAGTTGAAACTAAAATATCGCCAACATTCATTACTCATATTGAGACAATGAAACCAATCGATTTTCTGTCTCTCATTAAGGAGTTAGAATCTGAATATAAGGGCGTTCTTAAATTAAAGGATATATCTATTACTGAAAAGATTGATGGTAGCTCTCTTACGATTGGTCAAGATTCTAAAGGCAAGACATTTATTAATACTAAAATGTCTCAGCGGTATTTTAAGCCTGGCGATTTTACATCCTTTGCAACTTCTAAGGGTTATGATAACAGTATTAGCATTAATTTTGATAATATACTAAAAGAAGTGCAGAATGATAAAAAGCTGCAGAGTGTACTTTCTAAATATAATACCGGAAATGGTATCGTTATTACTGGAGAGGTGCTTTATGTGCCACTTGCATCTGAGGCTAAGAATAACAAACTCCAATTTATTTTTATGGATTACGATAAAAAGAATTTAGGGGAAGAATGGACATTTGTACCATTCGATGTTCAAGACTTCGACGGAAACCCTATCGAAAATAAGGAAGAGATATTCAAAGCTTTATATAAGATTTCGACTAAGGCGCGTAAGTACACCAGTGCAAATTTAAAGATTGATTCTGATATAGATATCACGTTAAGCATTGATAAGGTTAAAAAGAATATTCTCTCTAAGTATGATAATATCGATGCAGCATTAGTGTCACGAAAAAAGATAGATAAACCTCTCAAAGATAAACTTAAACAAGAGATTGCTAAATACCAAACAGAGCTTTCAAATAAAATACTATCATATGTAAGAGCTGGAAAGTTTGGAGATGATTTCGAAGGCATCGTTCTTAAAACAAAATCAGGTACTACACTAAAGGCCACTTCATCTAGATTTAAAGATCGCAGAGCAAAACTAAAAGATATAAAATTTAAAAAGAAATGATAAACTTTAAACAATTTATACAAATCAATGAAGGCGGAAATGCTGTCGAAGGAGTTGTTGGTATCAACCAAGAAAACTCGATTGCCACTGTAAAATCTGTATTTAAAGATTATTTAAAGCTTCTTGGTCTTAGCGAAAAAGATACTGCATTGCTAGGTTCTACTGGAAAGAAAGCTCCTAAAGCAGTTTCAGGAGATATTGATATTGCTCTTTCTTCTCGAGAATTACTTAAGCATAAGAACGTATCTACATTTGGTGACATGATAGACCTTATCATTAACATCACAAAGAAAAAGGGATATAAATTTAGAGATCTGCGAACTATTGGCATTGTTTCGGTTGGGTATCCAATTACAAATGTAGATGGTAAACAAGAAGGTGAAACTGTACAACTTGATTTCATGCTCGTTGATAATGTTAAGCTCGCTTCTTGGTCTTATTATTCTCCTTCATATCTTGAATCAAGCCTAAAGGGATTATACCGAAACGAATTGTTTTACGCTGTTGCTAAGTTTGCTGGATTGAAAGTAAAGGAAATGTCAAACGATAAGACACCTATTACTTGGGACCGTTTTTGGTTCGATTTATCGAGCGGCTTACAAAAAGGAACTCAAACTCTAAAATCTCCTAAAACTGGAAAAGTTACTAAGAGCGCCAAGAAAGTAAAACCAGCAGAAATTTTAAGTGATGATCCTGACACAATTGTTAAGTATCTCTTTGGAGATAAATATAAGGCTAATCAACTGTTAACTTTTGAGCAAGCTTTAAAAGCAGTACAATCATCTTCTTTCCCGCATAAGAAATATCGCAAAGACATCTATAAGATGGCTAAAGAAGGTCTCCTAAAAAAGAAATATCCAGTGCCAGAGTCGTTAGATAGATTGGCGTAATTGTGTTTACAAATCGTATAAATATAAGTATAATTAACTTCTTATAAAAATGAAATCAGAAAATAGCAACATGAATAAATTACCAGAGAAAGTTTTAAACTTTAAAGATTTTTTAGTGGTAGACTATACTCAACAAGCTGGCGCTGATATCGATCCCGATGGTATGTTAGCATATAAAACCGCTAAAAGAAAGAAATTGCATTCAGGCGGTGGACCATCAGAATCAACCGTAAAGAAAAAATAGTATGTTTGTAAAAGGATTTAAACAGTTCAACGAGGAAAAGACTAAAGCGGTAACATTTACCTATGGGAGATTTAATCCTCCGACTATTGGTCATGAGAAACTTATTCTTGAGGTAATCAAAGCTGCACGTGGTGGCGATTATAAGATTTTCGTATCGCAGTCTAATAAGCCTAAGTCTGATCCTTTGCAGTATAAAGAAAAAGTTGGAATCATGCGTAAGATGTTTCCAAAGTATGCACGAAATATCATACTTGACGAAAAACTTAAAACTGTATTTGACATATGTGTATCGTTATATAATCAAGGATACACAGATTTAACAATGGTGGTTGGTTCAGATAGAATCAAAGAATTTAAAACTCTACTTCTTAAATACAACGGATCAAAGGCACGCCACGGATTCTACGAATTTGGTAATATTTCTTTTCAATCTGCTGGCGAGCGTGATCCTGATTCAGATGATGTTTCTGGAATGTCAGCCTCAAAAATGAGAGCAGCTGCTGTATCTGGTGATTTTCAATCTTTTGCAGACGGTCTTCCAAAATCCTTTGGTGATAAGCTATCGGTGTTTAACCTTCTTCGTAAAAGAATGGGATTGAAAGAAATGGTTAACTTTCGTAAACACGTACAGCTTCCAACAGTTTCAGAAAAACGAGAAAGGTTTATCTCTGGTGAAATCTTCAATGTTGGAGATAGAGTTCAGTGCCAAAAGTCGAATCAAAATTTTACAATAGCTGAGCGTTGCTCAAACTATGTTCTAAGCTCTATCGGTACTAAGTACTTTATTAATGATCTCGAAGAATATCTCGATGAGAATGTTAAGTACCACGCCGGCCTATCTAAATCTACTAAAGATAAAAGAAAAGCACAGTTTAAAAAGCAGGCCAAAATGGATGATGATAATCCAGATGCATATAAGCCTGCACCCGGCGATGCACAAGCAAAGACGAAACCTTCCAAATATACCAAAAAATTTAAAGATATGTTTGGCGAAGAATCTCTTGAAGAAGGTGTAGATGATCCTGCAATTTTTAAAGCAATCTTTCTTGCTGGCGGGCCAGGTTCTGGTAAATCGTTCACTGTTGGTAAAACTGGCCTCACAGCTCTTGGTTTCAAGGTTGTCAACTCAGATGATAAATTTGAAATTGCCTTAAAAAAGGCCGACCTTGAACCAACACCAAAAAATATCTATAGCCCAAAAGGACAAAAACTTCGGAGTAGATCAAAGGAATTAACAGCAAAGCAACAAGATCATTATATCAATGGACGTCTTGGTTTAGTTATTGATGGAACTGGTAAAGACTATGCTAAGATCAAGAAACAATCTGAACTACTTAAAACCATTGGATATGATATAGCGATGATTTTTGTTAATACTGATCTTGATACAGCACAGTTTCGTAATAATAAACGTTCAAGAAGTTTGCCAGATGATCAAGTAAAGAAAATGTGGCAAGAAGTTCAAAACAATCTTGGTAAATTCCAATCGATGTTTGGCTCTAATTTCGTTATTATTGATAATTCTGATGGTTCGAATATTGAGAAAGCGACAACATCGGCTTATAAGAAAATGGCTAAGTTTGCTAAAGAAGCTCCTAAGAATAATATTGCAAGAAGTTGGATTAAGAAGCAACTTGGAGAAGAGACTGAGATACTGATCTCTGAAAATAAAAAAGGAATTCAAAATAAAGCTAAAGCTACTGGTATTTCATACTCGATTCTAAAGAAAGTATTCGACCGCGGAGTTGCAGCTTGGAGAACTGGTCATCGACCTGGAACTACTCCATCCCAATGGGGATTTGCACGAATTAATTCGTTTGCTACGGGTGGTAAGACTAGAACGACTGCTGATAAAGATCTTTGGGCCCAACATAAAGGAAAGAAAGAGTCTATTGAAGAATCAAAAGATTTCGAACCGCATTGGATGTATGATCCTAAAACCGGGAAAAAAGCATGGGCAAAGGTTAAAGCTGATCACGATAGATTAAATAAAAAGGGTTGGGTTCATGAGCCGGTCGAAGCTTTAGATTACGGCACGTCTGCAACAACAAAAACATTTAAACAATATACTCCTGGTCAAAAGATTGAAGAAGGAGAAGGTAAGTATAAAGGTGAAACTTGGGAGCAGGGATACAAACGCAGAGTTGTTAAAACCTCTGACCCCGCTCACCTCGAAAAGGGTTATAAATGGCGGATAAAGGGAAAAGAACGCCCAGAAATTTCTATTAAGCTATATAAAGAAAAACCGGATTTTAAAGAATATAGCAAGCAAATGGAACGAGTGGCTGGTCATGAATTTGGAAAATAATATGATTATAGTATAACTGAAAGCTTATAATAATATAAATATAAAACAATCAATTAACAATGGGATTACTTTAAATGAATATAAAAGAACAAGAAATTATCGAGAAATTTATTTCTGAGGCATCAACCGCTGATTACGCAAAGCTTTCTACAAAAGAATTAAAAGATTTGTTAAGTATCTTCAAAAACGTTGGAAGATCAGCAGCAAAGCCAATATTGCGTTCTATTAGTGCAGAGCTTAATAGTCGCCTAAAAGAAAATTCCGAAGAGCTTGAAGAAGCTAAAGTAGTTCCATTTAAGAAGCTTGAACAAGCTTGGACCAGAACAAACGGCGATAAAGCCAAACAAGCAAAGCTTATTAAAAAGCATGATTTAAAGAAGCTTATTTCCTCTGTCCGTCCTGGAGAAATTAAACTTGGCATTAAAAATAAGCTATTAGGAACAACAAAGGCTGCAACTGCGGTTGGATTAGATTTAGATGATGAGTTGATTTTTATTACAAATAATCCTCTTAAAATCATTTACCCTAAAAAGAGCACTCGTCGTCCTGAAGGAGAAGAGATTAAGGAATCAACAGTTGTAAAGGATGTTAAAACTCTTCGATTTGAAAAAATAGTATCCCTTACAATTAAAGAAGACTGCGAAGATATTATCGAATCTTTTATTAGTGAATCTAATCTTGAAGTTGATTCTACTCCAGCTCAAATCCGAACAGCATATAAGACATATAGTCTTAGCGAATCAGCTGCCAATTTACGTAAGCTAAAAGAAGCTTCTGCTTCAGATATTAAAAAGGTCCTAGCGGCAGCGAAAAAGGCTGGTGGCACGGTTAAAGGAAATCAAATCGATTTTGGCATGGGTGCAGTAATCGATGTATCTATTGAAAAAGGTAAAATTAAGCTCGATGCTGGTTTATCTAACGGAGTAGAATACTTTAAAAATGCTAAAGATGCCATCATGGCATTTGAATCAGTTGAACTTGAAGAAGCAGTCAAATGGTGGACAGTTACTATTACTAAGAAAACTGGTAAACTTTTTAAAGGACAAACGGTTGATGTGAAAGCAAGTAACTCTGCTCAAGCTATTAAGAAAGGTCTTAAGCAAATGAAGGCTGATCCAATGACTGTACCAAGCGATAGTGTTGATGCAGTATTAGGAGAATCTGTCGAGCTTGAAGAAGCTAAAATACCAAGTTCTAATATATCTAAATTTTCAAGTCCTCAAGCAGCGAAGCGAGCAGCTTCAAAACAGAAATATAAAACTCAAATATTTATGGGTGATGATGGCTTGTTTTGGGTTCCTTCAACAAACAAAGAAGCAGGACAGTTGAAAAAAGATGGATATGAAGTATACGAATCAGCTGATCTTGAAGAAGCAATCAAAGTTAAGACTCATAAAGGCATGTTTTCTATGAAAAAGGGAGAAGAATCCCTAAGAAAGTGGGTTGATGGAATAGTGATCATGAGCGACGCTGTAAAGAAGAATCAACGCAAAACTGTTGCGCAGAATATTGTTAAAGCAATTGAATCTGGTAAGATTAAGAATGCTGATCTAACACAAGATCTCGGCGCTCTTATTGGTATTAAATCACCAAAAGGTATGGAAGCACCAGCTAATACAGTAAAAGCTAAATTAAAAGATCTTGGTTTGAATGAAGCTAAGAACGACACTCAGAAAGATATCGAATCATTGAAGAAAATGATCAAGAATCCTGATCCCAAGAGAGTTAAATCGTATGGTGGTACTAAATACGTTGATATGCTAAAGAGCAAATTGGCTAAGTTACAAGAATCAACTGAGCTTGAAGAAGCAAACAATAGACTTGTAGCTCACAGTCCAGCTGCAGCCCAGAGACTCATTAAAAAACTCAAGAATAAATTTAGTGGATATTCGTGGGATCAACGAATTAAAGGCAATGAAGTCATTTATCCAATGGAGCCTCACATTATTAGATTCATTAAAAAACAACCAGAGGTCGCAACTATTTAATTCAAACATCTAACTCCTTACAATGGGAAACATGAACTCTTCCGAAAAAACTCGTTTAGATAGGATCGAAGAAAAGATCGATAAGATGGCAGATGCTATCATTGCTCTTGCTAGAGCAGAAGAAAAGATCACAAATCTAGATGAAACAACAAGAATTATCTTAAAGCGCATGGTTGCTCAAGAAGAGCGCTTGAGGCATGTTGAACAACAACAAGCTGATGCTGAAGGAACACTAAAGACAGTCAAGTCCATTGCTTGGACATTTGTATCAGCAATTATTACTGGTTTAGGTGGAGCTATACTCTGGATGATTGGATTTCCAGCTGATAAATAAATTTTAATAACACATATCACAAACTACTATGAATTTAAATGACAAATTAACACAAGAATTGGC